CTCGCTTTCGCACGAAACACTCCGAGTGTTCGGCGAGAGCCTTGATGTCCCTCTATACCTTTTGTATGAGGGTCATCAGGTCATGGGGAAGCCCGTTACGACGGGATGCCCCATGGGATTACCGATGAGCTGGACAGCTCTATCGATTATCCATAATTGTGTATGTGAGTTTGTTGACCCGCATCACAATTATCGTCTTAAAGGTGATGATCTCATCGCCTTTTGGACGCAAGCGCAGATAGATATATATATCAAAACTGCTGCTACATGTGGTCTTCTTGTCAATGACAAGACTATCACATCTGCCGTATATGGCACCTTCTGTGAAGGTGACTATACGCTCAGTCAGTTGTCCATGGATACATGGGCCCTGACTCGTTTGCCAACGTTTTCATTGAAAGCGTTTGTCAAAGACGAACCTATTCCGTATGATATTGCGGAACGATTCGTTGGAAGAGGCATCTCAGTCGAGTTGCTTACTTCCATGCAAGTTTGTTACCACCGTAAGTGGGTCAAACTTGCTAGAGGGATGGGCGTTAATCATTACGCTCCTCCTTCTTTCGGCGGTCTAGGTTTCATGTCGAAACCTGACCGTCTTCTTGACGAGGTGACATGTCGTATTGTCAACTCGGCAAATAATGGCACCCTCCTTCATTCTAAGGAGGATGACATTAACACCAAGGGCCTAACGCATACTGCGTTGTCCCTAGTGCAAAAGATCAAGTACTCCGTACACGGAGACCATGGTCTTTGTGAGCCGGTAGAGCGTGCGGTAACGCACCTCATATCGGCCTGCTCCTTCCTGGACGCCATGGGCGCCCCGGGGGAGAAGAGAGTCCGGACCCCTGGTAAGGTGGTCCGGTCTCTCAGGGCATATCGGCGCCGCTATCAGCGGTCCGGTATACCATCTGTATACGTTCCAACCACCGTTGGGACGGCATACAGTGTGCTTCGGAATCTACATGTAGATTCCGACCCACTCATGAGGGCTCCGGATAATTCCGTGGTCCCCATGGCGTGGGGTCAGGTGTTTGCACCTGACCCTCGCGCTCCGCAGCCTGGTCGTCTCACCGACGCCCAGATTGCGGCTCTCCTGTCAACCGTTAGACGCTAACGGCTCCCAGAAGCAAAGTCAGTACTGTGAGCATTGTGCCCGACTACTGACCTCTTGTACCTGATCGAAG